TTAGTTTTAAAGCATCGCAGCAGTCGGCTACGAGATTCTGACGCAGTGACGCTGCGGTGTTCAGTAACTGCCATTTACATTCTCCTTCATAACGTGTGAAACATTATTATAGTGTATTATAGAATTAATGTCTGTGGCATTTCTGCCACAGACTGCCGACAAATTACATGCCGTTCTTTTCACGCCATTCATCTGCTTTGACTTTCTTTTCAGCCATCCACATATCAAAGAATGCAGCAGCATCCATGCCTTCTTTGTACTCGGCAGGCACTCGTTTGGCTTTGGTTGCAACGACTTTGGCAGTCTTAGCAGCCTTAACCTTAACAGCAGCAGGCTTTGCAGCCTTGGCAGCACGAGGGGCTTTAGTAGCAGTCATGCCAACAGTAGCCAAATAAGCAACAGCAGCCTCTTTATCCATAGCGTTTGGCAGCTCAACCATGTTAATGTCAGTGCAACCAAACCGCTCAAGTGCTTTAGCACGGCTAGCGTCGTTGGCAAATTTGTAAACAACAGCACCGTTCTCAGTGCAAGTACCCGCAAAAGTAAAAGTCTTAGACATATACTCTCCTATAAATTACAGTTAAAATTAACTACCCAACAAACATAGTATAACAAAATGGGTCTTTTTAGTCTACCGTTTTTTGTGTTGCTTTTTAGCAACAGTTTTGGGCGTTGCTAAAGGTGCAACTTTTGTTGCATTTTTCAAAATATGAAACATGTCTGTTGCTTTTTTAAAACTAAAATTTGGATGACGATACATATAGTCTATTTTGCGCTCTAAAACTTGCAAAACTTCTAACAAATCCATTTTTGTTGCAAAATCGCTATCCATTAGTATTTTGTTAATATCATGCTTGTCTAGCATGTATTCTACCCATTTGTCCGTTGCTTTGATTTTGAAGTAGGGTATTATTGCTTTTTTGTTATTGCCGGTTGCATATTTTGCAATATATGTACGAGCTTGCATATATCCTCCTTTTACGAAGACTATATATTATATGCAAAACACGAATTATGTGCAACGGTTGTTAAAGTTGTAAGTTGTCTAAGTATTGTTGCAGGTTGTCTGCATGTAATTTAAGCATTACAGTTTCTTCTTCGCCCAACAAAGTTATTTTTGTATGTTTATTGATGTAGTATGGACAAGTTAAAAGTCTGCTCATTTGCAACAGAGTGCGATTTAGCAAAGGCTCGGGCAAGTCAACTTCGTATGTGGGAATTTGAGTAAATTTGATTATGAACTTGAGACCAGACTGGCTCAATCTTAGATTGGTAGGATCAGTATGATTCCACCACCAAACTTTTATATACTGCGAATATTCTGCGGCATCTCGGCCTGCAGCCCTAAGGATGCTGGCGGTGTAGTCGTGCTGATTATGGGTAGATTTGGTCACCTTGTTTCATTAGGACCACGGTAAATTTGTCGGTCTTGAACAATGTGTTGAGTTTTTTGGCTAGATTGATAGCATGCCCGCTGTTGCTGAAACTGACCTTTTTGTATTTTGGACCTGGGTAAGCTACCAACATATTTGAGCTTTTAAGGTTAATGGGTTTGTTGTCGTAGAATACCGCCCAAATTCCTTCGCTGCTAAGAACTTGATCACTTTTATAGTTAGATTTATTCACATGCTCTAACAGCACTGTTGGTTTAGGTCTAGACATCTATTATTCCTTGAACTATATATTTATGCTGTTTTCTGGGTAGTTTAAGTTAAAAACCGCCTCCGTCTAGTCCGGCGGGTGCTTGAGTTACCTGCTGCGGACCTGCTTGTAGTTCAGCAATGTTGGCTAACAAATTAAAGATATCCGCGTGTAAATTTCTAGCTTCTTCTGCAGATAGTGCTAATTGTTTACTACCAGTTTGATTCATTACTTTAACTCGTTCGTTAAAATTCTTTATTGATAAACTTAATTTTTGCATATATGCACCTTATGTTTTTGCATTTCTTCTTTGGTTATATACGGGCCACAAAATTCGTATCTACTGATAGTGATATTTTTTGGACAATAATGTTCGATCCAAAAACCATTTAGTTTAATCAAATAGTATCCAGCACAAAATAAACTTTTACTTTTTGCTGTTTTACTATAGATTGGTAAGCGTCTCTGCACATCCCATACTTCATTAAATGACTTGCCACTGATTGGATATCCGTAAACTGTTTTTGTGTTTTCTTTTATTGTTTTTTCCGCTGATCCAAATTTAATTTGATATTTTTGTTTTAATACTGTAACACTAGGAAAGAATTCACGCTGTTCGTCGTGAACATAAACAAAGCCGCCGTCTGCTCTGGCCTGGATGGTGGCAATCTTTTGGCCGTGATCTTCAACCACCCAAAATTTATTTTTAATTACTGGTTTAGCTACTCGTTCGGTCATGTTTTTGCCAGTGTGTAATGTGTAACAATTTTTCCAAGTTCTTGCCCAAGGTCTTGGTCATCACCCACAACATATAAATCACTATCGTCACCATAACCTCGTGCAACTTTAATTACATATCCGCCGTTGGCAGTATGTACATCAAACGATATTTTTTTGTTGGGTAATTTTTTTGCATCGATTGCGAATCCGCTTAGATCAATTTGCGATATTTGCGCAGCCGTAATAGGTGCGACTGATGCTGCCATGGTATAGTTACTCATAGTTTCATTTGCTCCAACATAATAGCCTGTGCCACTTGCTTGGCAAAGTCTTCGTCTTCGTGAATCATGTATAGTGTGCCTTCGGTGCGATCAGTTTTGGAATTGTATGTACGAGATTCAAGAATATGACCGCCCACTGCTGTATATAAACAAAAGTTCATACCGTTTTGTGATGGTGACGATCTATCTCGTTCTACTACCTCGGGTCGCGACAATAGAATATCTTCCTCATTTAACCAACGGCGTAATTTTCTTCGTAACCAATTCATCGTCTTTCCTCCTCTATACATAATACTTTCATTATTTCAAACTTGTCATGCAAATCTTTTAATCCTGGATGTCGTTCCATAAGATCTTTCAATTTTCGTTCTTCTAGCATTTTTTGCTCGGCCCAAGAAAATATTTCTTGTCCATACTCACTTAAATCAATACTAATATTAGTATCATCAATGGGATACCAAGCCATCCCATTGTATACTTCGACACATTGATTATTTCCATTGTATCTTAACAGTCCTGCACTTTGTGCTCCGGGACTCATGGGTGGAATATTATGATAACCATGGTGAACCTGAATATATGTGCCGTTTGAGGTTATATTTTTAATCATATGTACTCGGTTGTTAAAAAGGTAACAGTAAATCCAATTATCAAGTAAATCATTGCATGTAGGAATTGATCTAAACCAATCCATAGCCAAAAAGCGTTTGAATCCACACTCAAACGCACAGTGGCTCTACGATGCATAAAATCAAAAATATAATGCATCACACTGTCAAACATGGCAATTATTATGCAGGCCTGAATGTTTAAAAAGTGCATGAGAATCACATAAGTCAAAATGCCATGTAATCCTGCGTGTTGAAGGCCACCCAATCTACCCAGATGACCTTTATCTTTGATCATCCTATCACTTTGCCAGCAGAAGTCTGCTAGAAAATGTTTAAAAAATAACAAGGCTAATATTAGCCAAGTAATCATCCCGGATACTCCGCACCTAATAGCTCGGCATAGTTTGAACTATGTTCACTGAGCTTGTTCAATTCATATTTGCCACAGAACTTCAAGAACTGAGCACCTACCATTGGCCTACTTCGCTTTACTGCGTTTTCTGCAATAGTCGATACAATTTTTATTTTAATATCTTCAGGCTGTGCAGCGAGATCCACTAACACTCTATTGCGTTCATAGTCATCTAGCACTCGATGTTCCACACCGTTATGGTCTGTCCATCTTTGAAGCATGAGATTATTCCAAGCATATCCTTTTTTATGTTGATCAGCAAAAGCTTCAGTGAGACCAATTTTGTTCTTGCTGCCCTTGGTCCTGACACCTGGATAGGCGGAAAAGATGTTATCTGTTGGATCTCCGCGCATACACTTCTCAAACAGGATCCACTGCGGATCAGGTATGACTTTGGGTTCTTTGGTCTTTTTATCAATTACCAGTTTACCTTTTTTATCAAGAATGCCCTCTAGTGTGTGTAGTTCGTCGGCAACACCGTTATATTGCTGTACATTCGGCGCCAGTAACTGGTAGAAGTCGGTGTCAGAGGAAATGATAACATGATTGTCATTGGGGTGTTGCTGTATGAATCCTGCAATGAGATCATCCGCTTCAAGTTCTGGATGTTGAAGAACTGTGCAATTAGTCTTTTCTGACAGGAACGTTTTAAGGTTATCAAACGCTTCCCAAAATAGTTTGTCCTCCTCCTGCTCTGATTCAGTGAGGGCAGCACGAGCGACAGCACGATTCTTTTTGTACGGCTCGTAATAATCTTTTCGCCAGCTTCGTCCTTCCAAACAGAATACCACATGATCGGCTTTCTGATCCCGCCAAGCCTTATTAACCGAACCAAGGGTAACATGGATAGCGAACCCTAGTTTATCCCAAGTGTCCGACTGTCGGTGAGCCGAATGGCGAGCACGGAAGAATGTGTTTGCGGTGTCTACAATTAGATATCTCATGCATTAATAGTAGCATATTATATTAACCTGGTCAAGTGCGACAAAAGAAATTCTGCCCATTTTCTATGTGCATCTGCTCGAAAATGAAATGAAGAATTAGATTCAAATCCTTGGTCCGTTAACCATTTCCAATAGGTCATATCAGGATTGTATGGATCTATGTATGAGTCGTGCCAATAAACGGGTCGTTCGGTATGAAAATCATTATAGGTATTAAAGAACAAATGTGGTATACCCGAATCTAGTAATTCAGTATGGAACTCGTGTATTTGTCGATGTGCATCTCTAGTACGTTCATACCAGTTTAAATTTAGAACATAATCTCTGTACCGTTCTTTTACAGGATCAGGCCAATCCTGGCCAACACCACCGGCATTAATTTGCCAGTAAACGCCGTCATGCAACCACTCTTCGCGTTCCCAGGTACTCCACCCAATAATAACAAAATCTGGTGTTATAGTTTCTAGATATTCTCGAGTGGTTCTAATTATTCTACTGTTCGAACTAGCTGACTCTGCATCACAATGTAATACAGCAAATAATTCGTTAGCAATATTACAACCATAACTGACTCGTTCGTTGTCTGGATGTGGAATACGACCTAGAGCGTGATAGAATGGATCGTCCTCAGCAAAGCAATAGTCATTTACTGCTTCTGCCCCGGCACTATGACTATCTCCATTTACATAAAGAATCAAGAGATTTCTGTCCTTCCGTTGCCTAAATCATTACGATCAATTCGTCTAGGTCTTGAATCAACAGGTTGATTGGCTTCCCACTGTTCATAGTTTTCGTTTAAAATATTGCGGCAAATAGTTTGAAACCATCTATCCACAA